TTCAATATCTGACTTTACGGGCAAATATCAATTATCTACGGGAATGTACGATCAAGCTAAATTGCAGGATTACATCAATAGATATGAGCCGCGTTACTTAAAAGAATTGTTTGGAATAGACTTATTCAATGAGTTTAATTCAGACCTATTAAACAACGTGCCACAAAGCCCGAATTTCTTAGTCGTTTTTAACCCACTTTCAGAGGATTTGGGATACTCTTTTTACCATTTTAATGGTTTATATGAGGGAGTTAATCAAATCGACTCAGAAGGGATAAAAGAGATGTTGAAAGGATTTATTTATTTTGAGTACGCCAAAGACCTTGTTAATGTAATGACTCCCTTTGGAAACGTTAAACAAGCCGCTGAAAATAGCGAAGTTGCAAATACTTTATTCAGCATGATGTACACGCGTTATAATGAAGCAATACGCAGTTATTCAAGTATTCGAAACTACATTAAGTTCAACACAACGCCACCAATAGGCCAAGTTGTATCGTTCAATATTACAAACCCGGGAACGGGATACGTAAATGCAACGAATGTAACGGTAACCGGTGGCTCAGGAACGGGCTTAAAAGTAGATATTACTGAAGACGGTAGCGGATTAGTTGACGAGGTTACGATTGTTGATGCGGGTAAAAATTACCAAATAGGTGATGTTCTAACTTTGCCTGGCGGTAATAATGATGCAACGATTGAATTGACATACGTAGGGATAGGCGATTACAAAAAGTTTAGAGGGATACCTAAATCAACAGCTTACTGGATATGACAAAGGATGTTTCACAATCAATTGAGGAATTAGTTGGGCAAATAAATTCAACGATAAATGGGGTTTATGATGCTATTAATTTAAGGACCGACGTATGTAATACTAAATGGTCCCGAGTTGGTAAGTACATAACAGACCCAATAAATGGGCCTTTACTAATTACTGAAATTGATTACGACACATATTTAGTTGCTGGTAATGCAAATGGAACGTTAACACTTCCGGCTCCTTATTTTGTACCCGGTACAAAGATTGCGGCCAACATGGAATGGACCAAGGTTTCAAATGATTTAACTACAAAAACTCCTTTAATCTGGTTACTGCATGATGTGAGATACCGTAAATACGGACGTGAAAGTGTTTACGATTGGGAAAGTGATGTAAGAATATTCTTTTTAGATGAAACGGATATCGTAAATTATTACACAAAAGACCACATCGATAATGTAGTGGTGCCAATGAGCAAACTTGCGGATGAATTTATTAGAGTAATAAACGCCAATAGAAATTATAAAACTTTGGAGGATTACGAAATAATAAACTTTACGAGGTTCGGAACTGAAACCGAAAACGGATATATCAGAAACATATTAGATGCAAATTTAAGCGGTGTTGAATTGAGAATCACATTGATTAAGTATAAAAATAATTGTAAATGTTAAATGCTAAAAAATAGAAAAAATGGCAGGATGTAATTGTAATGCGGGACTTGGTAACACAGGACGTCCCGGTTGCGTTCCTTTACAGAGCGTAACAAGTAAATTGATAATGGTTCCTTTAAAGGCCAATGACGGTACTTTAAACGGAATCGATTTGACCGCACCACTACCAACATGGTCAAGTTTAATTAACGAATCAGACGATTCAAAGAGATGGTTCCCTTTGCCCGCGTTTGAAAATGTTGAACTTCCTAAAGCTGATTCACAATTTGAAGAGGCAAACAGTGGAAGAATGGCATTTTTACGTGAGGGTAAAAGATCATTTACAGGTGAATTATGGGGTGAGGATTCAACTCCAACTTTACTTGGAAAATTGAAAGCTGGTCGTTGTGTTGAATTCGGTGTTTATGTTGTTGATGTAACCGGAAATTTAGTTGGTTCAAAAGTAGGTAACTATTTGTATCCAATTCCAGTTGATGAGCAATCTTGGAACCCAACATTTATGTTTGCTACTGATGCAACAGTACAAAAAATCATGCTTACATTTGATTTTGATCGTTTATTCGACGATTCAACAATGTATATGATTACAGCAACTGAGGCAGGTATTGACTTCAATACATTAAGTGGGTTAATCGATGTTAATTTAGTAGCGGCTTCGCAAGTTGCGGCAACTTCAGTAACATTAGACGCTACATTTGATTACGGAACGGCTTTAAATCCTATCTTATTACAAGGTGTTACCGGATTAACTGACTGGGGTATTTATGATGTTACCAACGCGGTATCATTTGGTAACCCTACTGGTGTATCTGAGTCACCTGCAGGAACTTATACATTATTGGCTACGTTTGTAACCGGTGATGATTATACTGTTTCAGTAGTAAAAGACGGATTTACGGGATCAGTTACGTTTACAGCGGCATAACTATAACCTATAAACTGAAAGAGGGGTGTATATTGCACCCCTTTTTTTATTCGATTTAAAAAAAGAAAATAATTAAATTTACCTTTGTGTTATGGATGCACTCGAAACGCTGTTAAATCGCTTTATTTCGCTTAATGAAGAGGAATTATGGAGGGAATTTTTCAGCGATACGGAAAACCAACGATACATTATTGAAGAATTGATACAAAATGACCAACTTCAACAGGGTATTGACGGCACCGGAGGGCGAATAACAGACAATGAAGGCAATGATAGTTATTCATTTATAACAGAATGGATAACACGAGGAAGAAAACAGGAGGGTGATCCATATACATTAAAAGATACGGGCGAATTTTATGATTCAATGATTATTAATGTAGGGAATAAAGAAATTGAAATTGATGCGGACCCAATTAAAACAGATGCAAACTTATTTGAGAAATACGGTGATGAAATTATCGGACTTACTGACCAAAGCAAAGAAAAACTCACTGAAAAATTTAGAGAATTTACAATCAATAGGACCCGAGAATTACTATTTGGGAATTGATGAAATGCCTCTTTATAATTGGGATAAATGTTTATCCGGTGAATTGAATTTTGTTCGTAAGGGAACGGTTGGAAACGATAAAAATGATAACGAAAACTGGATAAAAATATACGATCAGTATTTAGTTGAATTTGGATTGAATAAAATGCATAAAAAAGTATTAAATGCATTAAAGGAAAAGGCGTTATTAGAATGTGATTATGTTATAACCGGCGATAAATTTAAATTGACATTGATTGAAATGTCTGAAAGCAAGTTAAAACAAATAATTGAGGTAAATAAAGTGGGTGTAACAACCGAACAAACAATGATATACGTTTCAAAATGGATAGGATACCGAATCAATCCAAGAGAAATAACGGTAAAAGAGTATTTTTATTTGATAAAAGAATTTGAAAAGGCAATGAAAACGGAATCTAATATAGTGAAAAATGGCAAAAAAAATAAGTAGCAGAGATTTATTCGACCAAGAGGATATATTCAAAGGGATAAGGGATAGCGCTGAAAAAACTTTAATTAGTTTGAATAAAATAAATGAAGAATTTAAACAAACTGCAATTACTTTAAAACAATCTTTGAGCGGTGCAAAATTTGATAGTTCCGAATCAATAAAGAAATTTACACAGGCCACCGCCGAGGCAAATAAGATACAAAAGCAAACTATTGAAATTGAAAAACTTCAAGAACAGGTTAGGCAACAATCTATTAAAAGTCAAAGGGAGCAGGAAAAATTAGCCCAGGAACGCATAAAAACACAAAAAGCAGAGGCCTTAGAAAAACAAAGAATTACTAAAGAATCAGAAAAGGCAGCAAAAGCAGCCGAAAAAGAAACAAGTGCTTACTCAAAAATGAGCACTCAATTAAATGATTTACGTAAAAGATATAAAGATTTAGCGGTTCAAAATAAAGAAAATACCGCAGAGGGTAGGTTATTGCTTCAAAATATTACGCAATTAGATGCTAAATTAAAACAAGTTGACGCAACTGTGGGCCAACATCAAAGAAATGTTGGTAATTATACAACTGCAATTAATTCGTTACAAAATGGATTAAGCCAACTCGGTATTGCATTTGGTATTGGAACTGTAATAAATAAAACGGGTCAAACATTAAAGAGTTTTGACGAAAACGCCGCAGATATGGCGAAAACGTTAAATATTTCAACACAGGAAGCCGGTAATTTAAGCCGTGAATTATTGAAAATAGACACGCGAACAAGTATAACGGGCCTTCAGGAAATTGCAAAAATTGGCGGCCAATTAGGAATTGAGGCGAAAAATATAGTTGGATTTACTGAGTCAATAGATAAATTAAATGTTGCATTAGGTGATGAATTTAAAGGAGGCGCTGAGGAAATAACC